CCCATCGGTATGGCAGGACCTGGACCAGAATTATTAAACACATTAGATTTAGGTTGAGGATCAGTTCTCCTAACCCTTTTAAGAAATGACGGTGTGCTTTTTTGAAAAACATCTCCAAACCGCATCCCACTCGTTTGAGAATTTCCAGTTTCACGAGTTTTGAGAAAATCAGGTTTTGGTTGACTTTTGAAGATACTTTCGTTTGGAAAATTAACCTTTCTATCGTTCCTATTTCCTATGTTGTTCATAGCAGAATTGAGGTTGTTCCTATTCCCTGTATTGTTCATAGCAGAATTGAGGTTGTTCCTATTCCCTGTATTGTTCATAGCAGAGTTGAGGTTGCTCTTGTTTCCTGTATTGTTCATAGCAGAATTGAGGTTGCTCTTGTTTCCTGTATTGTTCATCACAGAGTTGAGGTTGCTCTTGTTTCCTGTATTGTTCATCACAGAGTTGAGGTCGTTCCTCTTCTCAGACGTTTTCCTGATGACACGTTTCCTTGAGATCTTAATAGGTTCGGAAACTTTCAGATGTCTCAATCTCTTCCCGATTGCTATGATCAAATCACCCTTGGTCTTTTGTTCGACACTCTCCAACTTGACTTTACGCGCAATACGCTTTATATCGACAAATTTCGACGAAGGGTTGAATAATGTTTCGTAATCTCGTACAGATAAAGGAGATTTACGATCAGTCATGTAGGTCTTGTTCTTGCTCAAAATCAAGGGTGGTAATGGTAATTTTTCATCCTGAATATTTTTATAAACTTGACATATCTCATCTTTTGTCAGTTTAATATTCTCTCCGGTGTTTAACTTTATTAACTTCCGAAGAGTGCTCAGATCTGCGTCAGGATCACACGCATCTATCATATATATTAGACTGACAAAAAAGTATTAATTCAAAAAAGTGTAACCTGTATTAAATAATCTAATCTTCTCCTCATAACTCATACTAAAATCAAATATGTTTGTGTCGCCTATGTTTATTTCCAGTTCTTCCACAGGTTTGTCATGTTTCTCTCTATTAGAGAGTGCAGAACGAACCAGTGTCTCCACAAACTGCCTCGGTGTATTGATATCTTCCTGGTAAATCTGATTGATTCTTACTTTCATACACGTAATTTCATGTGGTTTTTTGTCTAGGAACGGTGTCAATGGGTATTCTTCTTTCATACCACCATCTACATACGTCTTATCCATGTATGTTCCACATGAAAATATAAACGGAACAGCCATACTCATACACACTGCATCTATGACTTTCATTTCAGGATGTGTATCCCTGGAAAAGTAAACCGTTTCCGAAGTGTTCAAACAAAATGCTGAAATATAAATTTTCATTTCCAACTCACTAAATGTCGGGTCTGAACCACATATGTCAACCAATTTTTTCCTGATTGGGTGCACGTCTACAAACCCAAATTTGGTGAAGAATGAACCCAATTTAATTTTAAAAAAGTTCGAAAGGTTGATAGACGTGGCAGTATCTAATATCTCATCAACCGACATACCAACAGCCAAGAAGAGGGCCAGAATCGATCCCGCCGAGGACCCTGAGATTTCCTGGACATCTACAAGTTGAGTTTCCCGTGCCTTCAGACCCCCTATGAGAGCGAATATACCCATCGAAGCTGGTCCCAGAACAAGGTATTTCATCTTCCTACTTAGTAGAACTGAGGAAATTGGCGCCGTAATGTCGCGAACACAATCGCGTAAACGATGGAATGCACCAGAGCAGATGTCACGCTCGTCTGCCCCGATCGAAAGACACCCCTGCTCCCGGGGGGTAAAGTAAGGAGAAGACCTGGGCTCAGGATGAGGAACAGAGCTGTGCTCACCAGGAGGTCTGTTTTGGTGAGAACCAGGCCCATGGCCTTGGCTATCAGGCTGTACACGACAAAGAACACGAGAGCGTGGAAAAATATAGCCATTTGGTTTGTTTTTTGATTCATGAAAGAAAGCTTTTCCCCGTTGGTGGTCAAGAGCACACCGGGGCTTAACGTTAAAAAAAGTGCAGCTGGGATAGCCACTCGCTGGGCTGTAAGGTTTGGTGGAAGCATGTTAATATAGGTCCATATAATTTTTCACAAACTCTTCAAAGTGAAAGAAGTTGGCACCCCGCATCATTTCTTCATGTAGCCCATTGGCATTCACACTCTGTCGAACGCGTCTCCAAATAGTGTGAAGACATTGTTCATAGACATGATCATCCCATATGACTCGCTCACTATAAGAGTCATGTTCCTTGAAACAAAATTCCACAAAGTCACAAAACTTCCCATCATGCATAATATGAGAGTCATATAGGGATGTCCTGATAATGTCCCACATATGCCATAATTCGTCTGAATATTGGACTTCCCAGTCTTCAATATTCAGAGGAGTGTCTTCAAAAAATTCATCATCATCACTGGCGTCAGGGTCGAAACCGTTAGTAGCCTCGTAAACGTATTGACTCCAAACCATGATGATCAGTTACTTACTTCCTTAGGGGGTTTATCTTTTATACCTGTTAACGAGATAGAAGTCGATTCCTTTGTCTTGAGATTATCCTTGATCGCATTTAAAGCTCCCTCAACTTTGGCTTCATCACCTGAGAAGAAAGACATGAGACCAGCTGAGATGGCTTCTTTGTTCATCGTGCCTTTCCGAACAGACTTACGAATACTAATTTTCCCTTTCCTGAGATTGATCGTGTCGATACCCTGATCAATCATATGTTTCTTCACATTCTCCTTGAGTCGCTTCTCCTCCTGGTTAAGAATCTTGATATCAGACTTCGCATCCGAGAGTTGCTTTGTAAGTTCTACAAGCTTAGATACAGTTTCCGAGAGCTCGTTAGAGACATTCGCCATTATTAATTACTATAGATATCTAATCTTTAACTTTAGGCGCACAATCCACGCTGCATCAAGTCAGGGACGATGGTAGAGTTGTTCCAGACGTAAGGTTCCTTGGGGTTGGGGGGATCCTTACGGATCTGCTGGTTGGCGTTGCGGAGAGCGCCACCGATAGTCTCGGGCATACCGATCTGCTGACGGGGATCGAGGAAGTTCTGACCAGCGAGGACATCCTCGGGTGCGAACTGACCAAAGTCCTCCTCGGACGCGATCTCACGGGGGAGAAGAGAAGAAGCGAGACCCGTGCCCTGGTTCATGCCGCAGGTAGCGGGACCAGCGGTGGGACCGGCAGAGGGACCCGCAACAGAAGGGCCAGAGCCGAAAGGCGCATACTCACGCTCTGTGATGGTGTAAGAAGACTTGGAGTTTAAGTTGCAGAGGAGGAAGATAAGGACAGCTACGGCGACCAGCATCAGAATATTCTGGTTACGACCTTTCATCATCTTTTATATATAATTAACAAATTTTTTTTACTGCTCGTCATCATCGACAAAAGCGTATTGGTCTGGGTAGGTATCGAGAACCGGCTCGGGGTGGAGCCTGACCTGGACAAGATTCCATGTGCAAGCAAAAGTTTTCTTGGCAAACCAAAGTCCCGAAAATTCCAAGATGACATCACAAGTCTTATCGGGCTGGACAGTCTCAAAATCGACGCTCTCCTGCTGGGAATCAAAAACCTTAGTCGCGTCAATACGATCACATGTCACCTGACCCTCAACCACACTTGGGGTGTAAGCTCCCCTGATGACAGCCTCAGAGAGCTCCTTACCGAACCACTCAGTAGAATTCTCTTGTGCAGCCTCAACATTCTTGGAGTCAACCGCGTTGACCTTCTCAATGTTCGACTCGGAGACGAGGTCAAGGGTAATCTCATCAGAGATGTCAGATATCTTGACACCATTCAGTTGAATGAACACCTTGCGCTTATTGTCGTTACGGACTTTCACGAAACGAAGACCATCCTCACCCTTGGTAAGAGTATCAAAAATCATTATAGTTTATATGGTAACTATTTCTTTAAACCAACAAATGGTATAGCGGCTGCCTTATCTAGCACTGAGTTGGGCACCCATTTATTTCTCCTGGGTTTATGACCATACAAAGTTTTGCTCACATTCAACTGCTTTGGAATTTTTTTCGCATTCTTCACCCTCAAGTTCATTTCATTTTTAACGTATGAGTTGTTAGTCACATTTTTCCATTTTAAGTTTTTAACGTTAAACCTCTTGTTCCCTGAACTATTCTCATAGCCATTCACTTTTACATTGTTGAGTGTAGATTTCAAACCGTGGACAAAATGCTTGGAAAGACGTTCGTCTGAGGGTTTGGTTGTGTAACTGTTGTACTTGTAAGGGTTTATCTTGGCGGCTCTCGTCATGGAAACCTTCCCATTCTTACGTGTGACTGGCTTCTTCCTGACTATCTTACTGTGAACCCTTCTGAACAGTGTCTCAATTGAGTCTGAAGGATTTACAGTTTTCACGAAAAGTTTGGAAAGTTTGAGCAACCTCTGTCTATCCTTCTCTTTCTTCTCTGGGCGTAATTTCAATTTGTGCATCAAGTAAATGTCTTCGATGAGAAACTCTTTACTGGCTACGAATATCTTGTTATTTTTGACCGACTTACCAGTTTCGGGGTTACGATAAGTTACACCCCTACGCCTGGACAAGACAACTTCATAGCCGAATTCGTTGGGGCGCATGAAAGGTATGTCTAAGATACCTCCTATAGTAGTATTTTCAACTCTTCCAGTCTTTGTCGAGAAGAACTTGATATTGAGGTCAAGAGCAAACAATTCCACATCTATGAAAACGTCTTCCTTACTCGGTTTGTTATCACTTCTCGTCTTTTTCTTTTTTATAAGAATGTATCTTCTTGTCACGTGAGGACCCTTGGTGTCGAAGTTCACACCCAGGAACTTGAATATTTTGGGATACTTTTTCCTCATGGCCATCATTCTCTTTTTAATTCTCAGGTTCAATTTTTGAGCAACCTGACCGAGTTTATCCCACAATATCAGTTTAGTGGCTTGAAGTTTACCGAAGAATTTTGGGTCAACAGACATTCGAGGCACAAACTTCGCGTCTATATCACTTGTGACTATTCGATCATCATAAGCTGTGTATATGTTGAAAGCTTCACCACCACTGATCACCAAGTCGCCCATGTCTTTCATGTGCTCTGTAATTTCACCCACCGTTTGAAGAATGATGTCACGAATACTATCAGTTATCAAGACGTACATGAACTTCTCGAAAGACTTCGTCGAATGTTTCGTTCGAGCTTGAGTCCTAAATTTACCCAAATCCCTCTGGAGGTTACGATCGAAATACTTTTTCATCTTTGGATCCCTGAAGAGAAGATGCTCCTTCAGGAATGTGTCCATAGTCGACTTTGAATAAATATGTTCGTCCATTAATATATTGGAATATAATAATATGGTGTGCAACGTCATAGATGAGTGTCGCTGTTATCAATTTTCTAACAATCCAAACCAATTCTGTGGTGTGCGTCGTGGTGAAAGAGTTTTGAGATGTCCAGATGATTGTTGCTTTGGTGGATGTGTCTCTGATGGATCTAGACCTCCTTTCAGATACATAGACGTCCCTGATGTGATAAACACAGAACCCCTGAAGAGATTGGACAAGGAAAAGGCTTTCAATTACATCGTGAGAATGTTCATATGTTTATGTTTCGTCTTACTCATAGACTTAAAGATTAGGGGACTAAGAAAGGTATAATGTCTCTCGAAAACATCCAGACCGAAATCACCGCCCTTCGTAACGACGTGAAGAACCTGACCAAGCTCGTTCGTAAGATTAAGAACACTCAGGAGGATCCTAACGGTGAGAAGGCCAAGAAGCGTGCTGAGAACAACGGATTCAATCGTAAGCAGGAAATTACACCTAAGTTGAAGGAGTTTCTCGGACTTCCTGATGGTGAGCTCATCTCCCGCTCTGAGGTGACCAAGTTCGTCAACAAGTATATCACTGACAAGGGTCTCAAGCACCCCGAAAACGGTCGCCAGATTATCCTCGACGACAAGCTTCGTGAACTCCTCTCTCCTCCCGAGGGTGTCGTCGTCACCTACCTTAACCTTCAGAAGTATCTCTCTCCTCATTACGTCAAGAAGGCTTAAAAAATAAAACCCAATACATAATAACAACATGGTGACTTTCATTGAAAAGGCACAAATTGAAGAAGTTGTTGGTACAAAAATAAAAAACCTAGGTTTGTACCAAAAAGCTTTTACGCACAAGTCTGCTCTAAAGGAGTATGAAAATCTTACGGAGTCTTTTGAAACTCTTGAATTTATAGGTGATTCTGTATTAGGTTTTGTCATCACCAAATATCTATTTGATCGGTATGAAAACAAGCAAGAAGGTTTCCTCACGAAAGCTCGCACAAAGCTCGTTCGTGGTGAAACACTGGCCCACATCGCGAATCATTTGGGTCTCAATAAGTATGTCATCATGGATGAGAAGGGTATGCGGAACTCCTGGAACAACAATACCAAAATCCTTGAAGATGTATTTGAGGCACTGATCGGTGCGATTTATATGGATATTGGTCTTATCCATGCCAAAGAATTCATTTTACGAATCTACCAAGACCCCGCCATCATCAACATGAATATGATCATGATTGACGATAATTACAAAGATCATCTCATGCGGTATTGTCAAGTGAACGGATGGGAACTACCCGAATATCGGGTATCTGGTCATGAGGAGGGAATTTTCTATATTGACATCTACGTCCAAAACGTATTCTTTGCCAGAGGAATCGCGAGAAGTAAGAAACAGGCTGAACAAAATGCGGCCAGGAGTTATTTTGAACTTTTGGGAACCTACGCCAACTATGATTTCACCTAAGTTGGCTTAAAAACTAGAAAATAGTACTATGTAATATGCACCCAAAAGTTAAAGCGTTGATTGAACGGGAGTATGCCGCCAAAAGTCT